GTCAATTTCAAAAGATTACTTTTTAGGGATATATCCCAAGGATGTTACTTCCTATTTAGTATGGGTAAACGCCCGGCACAACACCCGGCAAAGTTGCGGCGGCGGCCCACAACCCGGGGGGCGAACAGAGACAGCCGAAATCGACATCGTCTCCAAACGCTTCAAAACAATGAACGGTAGCGTTAGCAACAGGAGCTGATATAGCAACCCCACGTTGGCCCATATACAGAGAACTTGCTGTGCCTGACAGACAAGGCTTCGGTATTTCAGCAGCCCATGGAACGTAATAAGGTATTTCAACAGAAATTTCGCCCGCGTGTGACCGCAGCGCCAAAGCAGAACCAGGCCATCCCATTCTATAGGTATAGGCAGGCAAGTTGTAAAACGAGAAGCCTTCTTGTTGGTTATACAGTGTAGCGGCGATAGTCTCTCCAGACTCGGCGATAAATTTGTTGCGGTACGAACCCCGGACAAAAAGATACATGGCCGCCAACATTCCAATGGCGGATGAATTTTTGAGGGTTTGGGTGATGGGACTATAGAACGCCGATCCTTGATCAGAAGCTGCAGCCCACGTTCCGGCAGTCAAATTGACCGTCTTACGATAGCAGTAACGCTTCACAAGGTCACGTATGTCGTCGACACACTCACCCATACATATCCCAGAGTCTTCAGACAAATGACTGGGAACTATACCAGGAAAGTCTCCAACATTCAGCAAAGAACCCCGGGTTGGGGTTTCGGTGCTGCCCTGAGCCACCACGTCGGAAACATCAGTTCCCATGTTAACCGGCGGACACGGTACAGCAAATTGAAAATCAGGGCCCACCGTTTGGAAGACAGCAACCGTCACGGTGGAGTTGTTAGTGTTCTCCGACGTTCGTACAGGGTTGACGATCGAAATTGTCAACATCCCGTTGGCAAACGAATCAGGAACGGTCATAGGCGTCGAACCATTGTTGTACGCCACTAAATAATTGGCATGTTTCCACAATCCCGGTCCAAGATAGGGCACGGTAAACTCAACAACCTGGTCGCCATTGCCATCAACAACCATGTTAAAAGTATCGCCCATACCTGTCGCCAAAGTAGTCGGGACAGCGGCTGGGTCGGGATGGTGAGCAATACGCGCTCGCCATGTGGAAAATCCAGAGCAGAAGAACATGATCGAGTACTTCATGCTTCCCCGCCAATGTCTGTGGAAGAGACCGGTATAGGCAGGGGGAGTAGGTCGGTATTTGTAACCTCCCGATGCAATCGATGCATGGCATAGTTGCGGAGTAACCGGAATGTTACAAACCCGAGTGCCGACGGCAGAACTCCCGTCAAAACTACAGACATCCACGAGAAAGAGGCGTTTAGAGAAACCTCGAATACTCGTCTCGTCGTCTGTAAGCTTAATGAGACTCGGGTCCGAAGTGATCTTACAGTCCGGATCAAGAGATAACTTAGAGGACAAGTCAAGCCCGCGAACCAGAGCCAAATCTGAGGCAAGCCGCGGCGTAATGAGCGTAGGAGCCTCAATCGTTGTCGGCTTGTCGAGACCGATGCTCCTTGCGCCTGCACCGAGAAAGGTGAACGCTTTAGAAGCGACTCCGGCCGCAGATCCAACAACTGGCCATTGTGAAATTCCCCCAAGAAATTTTCCAATGCTCGTCGCTGTTCCAGAGAGAAGATGTTCCGAACTTTTCTCCTCCTCCTCAGCTGTTGGTCGACGTCGAGACATTCTGCCTTGTGCAACAACGGCAGCGTACTGATTGACTGTTCCGCTGTATGCAGCTCGGTCCTCGTTTTGGAGTCCGGCGACTCGAGGCTCAAGAAACCGCGCAAAGACGGTAATATCCACAGTCGGACTGGTGATAGAGGAAACAAGACCCAATGGTGCCAATACCCGAATAACAACACACCCCATTGAACCCTTATTCTGGATGTTAGACACATATCGATCAATATGAATCCAAGGGTTGGGGCGGCGTTTCGGAATAGTGAACTTGAGAGTGTTTCCTGAGGATGCAGAAAGCACAAAACTCGG